ATCATCGCTAGGCGACCATTGAGTTGCTCTGCATTCTTCCAGTAATCATGATCGGTATCAACCTGAATCTGAGGTTCATGAGCAAACATGTTCTGCTTACCATACTCAGTAGTTGTGTACCTCTTCATGGTATTGGTAGAAGAAGTCATAAAACTTTTGTAAAGTTGTGTAACGTAATTATATAGGAAACATAAAGACTATACAAGTAGGTATTTGTACGGGTTACCCATCAGAATAAAGTAATGCTAATAGGGTGTATTAGTAATCATTATCATTTGTCTGTGACTCCACCCACTCAGCATTGTTTCTACAGTATGCATCAGCATCTATTTCCATACGCCAGTGGGTGAGAGTATGAAGAGTTTGTATCATGACCATCATACCCAGTATCAGCATAGGTCCTATCCAGAGTGGATGCATTACTATATCTTCTGTTTCTTTCATTGACCTCATTAGTGTGGTAGGTTCCTATCGCCGCTATTCCTGAACCTACCGAAGGGGAATACCGCAGTCAAAGGTAGCGATGCCTTGTGACTCAAATATTATAACATAAAAAAAGACCCCTGCAAAGCAGAGGTCTCGATCCATCTCGAACTAGAGATATTTAGAAGGTGTACTTAACTCCAGCTTTAGCACCCCAGTTAACTACTTCTTCGTTAGAAGCTTCAGCAGTGATTCCAGAAAGCTCACCATAGATACCGAATTGCTCAGTAGCAGCAACGTTGATACCAGCCTTACCAGAGAACTCAGTCTCAGAACCGTCAGTTCCGTCTACAGCAACGAATGAAGGACCACCTTGTACGTATCCAGAAACTTTCTCTGAAAGTTGACCTTCAATACCTACGTGTAGGTCTGTAGTAGCACCTGAATAGTCTCCATCAGGATAAGAAAGATTGCTTTCTACATTCACATATGGACCAGCAAAAGCTGCACCAGCGAAGAGGAATGGAGATGCTGCTAAAGCAGCGATTGTTGATTTGATTGACATGATTGTTTAAGTATCTCGCAAGAAAAAATCCCTTGCGGATGATAGCATCCCCGACATGGGATACTGTATTACATTCGCAAAGGGTTACGATTCTTTCGAGTCCTTTGTATGATAGTATTTAGTATAACATAAACTTATGTAAACTGTCAAGCTTTCAAACGAGAAAATCCTTTGACTTTTTCAAACTCCAAACATGTGTTGAACTTATCATAGAGTTCATTCTTATGAGAGATAATAAAGACGTTAGCATCCTTTATAACAAACCGTACAATCTTCAAGAACTCATCAGTACCAAATCCATCTAGTGATGAATCAAACACTTCATCCATTATTAGTAGATTGGTACTAATACTATTCTTATAGTCTTTAGCAATTTCTCTCCATGTAAAAAGAAGTGCTAGATCAATCCTCATCTTCTCTCCTTCAGAGAATGAAGAATAACTAAACTTATCATGGACAGGTGAGACTATCTTCTCATTGAACTCTTCGTCCAATGTAAAGTTGATATAGAAGTCCATCTTCTGCAAGTAATAATTTACTCGCTTGTTTATTATTGGAAGATACTTCTTTATTATACTACTCTTGACACCATCATCTTTCAATAATGAGTTAGTCTGTAGTTGGTAATCGTTATCCTCTTTAGTCTTTTCTAGATCGTTTAGGATCTGTTTTAGGTTGTTCTTAAATTCAGTTAGTTTGTCATCTTCAGCAGTTCGATTCTCAAGTTTATAGGTAATGTCCTGAATTTCTGATTCAATACTCTTTCTGAGTTTATTTGATTCAGAGACTTGGATATTAAGTTGAGAAGTTTCATTCTGGAGGGTAGTTATCTCCTTCTGCAGTTCAAGGAACTTACGTTCTCTTTCCTCCTCATCAGAGATTGCCTTTTCAATTTCTAAAAGACCTTCTTGATGCTTAGAAAGAACTTGCTGGAGCTGGCCAATCTTATCTATACGAAAAGATTCTTCTATATCTTGAGTACATGTAGGACAAACCGTATTGTTATCAAAGAACTCCTTCTCCTCACTAGAGTTCTGTTTTTTATTTTGTATCTTACCTTTAAAACTTTGTAACTTCTTTAGGTTATCACCTGAAGTAGTATATTGTTGAAGGTCAGTTTCCCTTTCCTTGACCGCAGCAATGAGGTCTTCAATACGTTTTTCATTGCCGTCTGACCTTTCCTCAATCTCAATAATTTTCTTTTGTTTCCTTTCAATTTCATCTTGACCTGTTTTCTCAATGGATTTTATAAACTGCTGCTGCATCAGAATTTTATCTGCAGCAGATTCCTTCTTTAGTTGAAGTACCTTCAGGCTCTCCTTAGAGGTCTTTATCTTTTGCTTCATGATGTCAGACATAGAAGAGAAGACTTTGATATCTAAGAGGTCTTCTATGACCTCTCTCCTATGTGCTGTACTCAATTGCATAAAGGGTACAAAAGATGCACTACCTAATATGACAACCTGTGTAAATGATTTATAATTTAGTCTCAGTATACTACTCTCTAACATCTTCTGCTGATCATTAGCAGAAGCATCTTCATTCATCTTTTTCCCATCTCTATAGACTTCAAACACATTAGGTTTGATTCCCCTAATCACCTTATAGGGACTACCTTTAGCATTGAATTCAATCTCAACTTTAGTATCTCTTTCGTTTATAGAATTTACTAATTGTCCTTTATTAACTTTTCTAAAGGGTTTACCAAACAAACTGAAAGTAAGAGCATCAAGAACTGTACTTTTACCAGCACCATTAGCACCAACGATTAGTGCAGTATTAGATTCTTGAAAGTTTATTTCTGTAAATTGGTTTCCAGAAGATAGGAAGTTTTTATAACGAATAGTTTTGAATTCAATCATCCTTTGGTCTAGGTGGAATCACAATGTCTTCCTTACTAATGATAGTATAGCGAGTACCTGTTCTTTCGCAAGCACCTATAGCAACTTTATCTGCTACTGATATTACTTCCATCTCAGGATCACCCTGAGTTTCAAGCATCATAGCATATCTACTAGCGTCATCCTTCTCTTGAAAGAGAAAGACAACCTTCTCACCATACTCATTCAGGACAGCATAAGCACCATCATCTTTCATATTTTTGACAGTGATAATATGCATTATAGCATAACCTCACAAGCTTCTCGATAAACGTCTTGTATAAGTCCTTTTATTCTAGATTTATTTAGATCTGTCTCGATGGTATCAACGTACCCATTGAGAAGAGTCATAGTATCTTCAGTATCCTTTATCTCACTACCATCAAGAACCATATCATCTATAAGTTCTATGATCTTTACGTCATGTGGATTGACCTTTTGTAATGCATCCATAAACCTATCAAATTCTTTCTTACTACTTTTCTTCTGTACCACCACCTTTACAATCTTACCACCATACTCACTAAACTTGAATAGTTGTCTAGGTGTATCATTATAATATATCTTCTTGTATAACTGATTTGTATTATTGATAGTTTCTAATTTCAATGTCTCTGTATCGTAGATATGAAATCCTCTTTTATCATTTACATCATTCCAAAACATTTCATATGGATTACCTAGGTAGTAGATCTTACCATTGTTAGATCTAGTATGATAGTGTCCAGAGAATACTTGTTTGAACTTATCATAGCAAGATATATCTGCACCATTCTCCATGGTATGACCATGTGTAGCAACAAAACCATTCAACTCTAAGTGACCCATAGCCACTTTACACTTAGTATTTTTTATCTTCTCATAAGTATCTTTTGTATTATCACTAGTAATCCAAGGAACAAATAGGATAGGTAAACCTCCTATCTCTAACTCCGTGCATTTAGCAACCACGGTGACATTATCGTACTCTCGTAATAGTATGTCATTGCTATTGAGGTCATTAGTGTTTTTGTAATACGCAGCATGATTTCCCACAAGAGTAATGAGACTGGTCCCTTCAGATGCCAAGCGAGAGAAATAGTTTGCCTTGGCCCACTCCAAGCTATAGAGATCAATATTTTTGCGATTATCAAAAGTGTCCCCAAGATCAAGTACGGTAGTAATACCACGTTCTTTAATTGTTGGAAAAAAGATTTCATCATAAAATTTTAAAAAGTAATCGTGATATAACTTTGAACCTTTTTTGAATCCAAAGTGTTGATCTGTTATGATTGCAACTTTCATGATCCAAACAAATGATGCTTTGAGGTTCCTGCATTATCATTTGATATATTTCCTATTCCAGTCTCTTCAGTCTCCTCCAGTTTATATTCCCAATCTTCTATAACAGTATTAGCAAGCATCCTATCAGACAAAAGATCCATTTGTTCTCTTGCAATCTCTTCTGTCTCTGCATCAAACCAAAAGTCTATTGCCTTACCTATCCTCAACAAATGAGGTTCTAGTTGTGGGGCAATTCTTTTGACATTATTCATCACTGCATTACCAGCAGCATCAGATACAGACCCTCTTAGTCTGACATGAACAAGTGCTTTGAATCTCATCTGTTGAACCTATACTGGATAGCATCTTTGATTGAGTTATACTCAGAAGACTTATCACTTTCGTCTGCGACGAAAACTTCGTCATACCCAGATCGTTCTATAATCTTTTGTCTTATCTCTAACTGCTTCTTCTCTTTTTGTATCCTACGTAAGAAAGCATAATGTATAATCTGAGTGAAATATGCAAATGGATTGTTTGATTTCTCAGGATTGAAGTTGTTTATATACTGAACACAATTCTCTATACCGTCACATATCATATCATCTTTGAACATATAGTTAACAAAGTTTGGTTTATATGACAGGTGTGTTGCGATCTTTAGAAAGCATTCACCAAGGTAATTAGTAATTCTAGGTTTAGGTTGTCCTGCTTCTTCTGCATCAACAATCGCTTTCTTATATGCAACAATAGCGTGTAAAAACTCTTTGTTATTAACGTAATGTTCAGATCGTTTTCTTGTCATTATATGTTGACTTGTTATCAATCATTATAGCACCACTTGACAACCTTGGCAAATCTATGTAGAATCACTGTGTTGCCGTTCAACGGGACTAGCTTAGCTTTCTTTAGGATCTTTAGAAGCATCTTTACCATCATATAGTTTCTTTAGAAGATCTCTCGCTTGATCTACTTTACTTATATAACCCATTTCCCTATTAAGTTCAGGATGCATTCTCTTGAATCCATTCTCAACTATCTGATTATATGTTTCTATTATAGCAATATCTCTTATCTCTGAAAGAGTTATAACTTTATCTAAACCTAAGACAAAACAATCTTCATCTGTCATTTTCATCCAAGGCTCAAATTTATATCCCATAGGGATATTCGCTCCATGGGAGCGAACCTCATGACATATTACTGGATTGTCTATAACAACTTGTTCTTCACCAGTACTATAATCTACAATCACTTTTGACAGAATCTCTTCGCCACTAACTAGTTTGATTGACGCAAGGAACTCATCAAGTGAATCCTCAGAGTCTTTAGATTTTGATCTGAATAATTTCATAACTAAATTTCTCCTCATTGTAGTATTTGATGCGTTCAATAAGATGATTCAAAGTGTAGTTTTGCTTTGAACCTTTCTTACAATCATCAGCTACATCGTATAGAGTCGCCTCTACCTTACCAGAACCTTTTCTGAGAACTCGGCCAATTGATTGGAGAGTTCTAATTCTGGACTTGGAGGGACTGGCGAAGACGATGTTGTGCAACCGCTTAATGTTGATCCCAGTGCTAAAAGTGCCATAGGAAGCAACAATAATTGCATCATTTTCTTGTTCAGTAATTGCACGGACTTCTTCTCGATCTTCAGTGTCAACACCACCATGTACAAAGAACACAGGGCGTTCATTAGTATTTATGAGGTCATATAGTATCTGTCCATGGGTAGCAACCCTACTAAACAGTATCAAAGTATTACCCTTCAAGTCTAATGCTAGGTTTCTAATGAATCTATTTCTCTTTTCGTGTCCTATAAGATACTCTATCTCATCTTGATAAGTATCAAACACCTGTCCTTCATGCCTTAGAAGCAATACTTTTATTTTTAGTTTGGCAAGATATCCTGCTTCCTGAAGTTCTGCAGTATTGATAATCTTATATGATGGTCCGAAAAGACCTTCTAGAACCCACTTATGAGTTTGAGTACCATCTAAAGTACCAGTAAATCCATACCGATATTTGGTATCATACATCTTAGTCATGATACTGACTAGAGATTTTGATTTGAATTGGTGTGCTTCATCCCCTATGACCACATCAAATCTATGAAACCATTTCTTAGGGAGCTTGTAAATTGATTGCCAAGTTGATATAATAACCTTCTTAGGACTTATCAAATCCTTACCTGCATAAATCTTATGGCAAAATTTTTCGACATCCCAACCATACTCTACAAAGTCCTTATACATCTGTTCTACAAGAGAGGTAGTAGGAACAATAATAAGAGTATCCCTACCAGTCTCGGCATGGTATCTCGTTATAGAATAAATCATCAGGGATTTCCCAGAACCCGTAGGAGATATAATAAGCCTCCGATTTCTTTTTAGTGCATCACATACTCCATCTATCTGATAGTCTCTCGGTTTATATTTCGAGATAGCAGTCATATAATCTTTTACACCCTCACGAGATATCTTATCCGTCTCATCGTAAGGTAGTCCATAATACTTACTATCCTCAAACTCAAATTTATAGTCATACCTTTTACAGAATGACGCTACCTTATCTAATAGTCCTACGTATATCTCACCTTTGTTTATATTATATAATCTTATCTTACCATCCCAATACTTACTACGGTACTGTGGCATGAACTTAGCACCAGGTACATCAAATGTAAATTCATCTGACAGTTCATGTGCCACATGGGGATCACATTCTATCTGAAGAAAGACTTCGTTCTTCTTCTTGATAACAAGATTAGCCATAACCTGCAGAGAACCTACGCCATTCAATAGCATTTTTTATTTGGTAGGTTCTATTAGAAACTTGCTTTAGTATCTCTTCGAGATACCTTAACATTGTGTCGTAGTATTCGATCTTCAATTTAGTCTTAGACAGTTTTTGATCTGCCTCAAGATATAATTTGAGATCTTCTTTATCTCTGACTTTATATGGGAATGGTTCCTCAGCATAAATGTCTGCGGTTGCTTTCCCAGTGTAATAGTTTCTACGTTCTAATAGAGTATTGTTATACTGCTGTTCGTCACGCTTTCGCATGAGCAGTATCGTATTATATAGGTCGTAATACTTGGCGTGGAGTTGTGGTATTTTTAGCGACTCACTATCAAGTTCATCTTGATTCATATTGGAGTCTTTATCCCACATTGACTGTATTGCTTCTACAGTGCAGGGGTTAGACTTTTTTTCCATTGACATCAATCACATCAAAAATCGTATAACGGAAGGAGGCTTGTGCCGTATAATATTGTTGTTGCTCACTAGTAGCATTGAATGGAATACCACTCAAACTAATAGGGAACAGGTCTTTAAATTTTATTCTTACACTTGGATTGTAATCACTATTGATAATCATCAGAGTTGCATCTGATCTTTCATTGAATCTATCATCCTCATCTATAGTAGGATAAAATCTATCCTCTTTAGTGAGTTCACTATACTGTGATATAGATTCAGGAAAACCTAGTGAAGTAATCCATTGGTATAACTGGAGATAGTTTTCCATATCTTCATCTACCATGAAACTAAGAGTCAAGTCACCGTACTGCAACTTATCACCTGGTACTGGTATGTTCTTTAGATATGTTCTTTGTTCAGCAACACCCAATTGGACATCTGGTATGTTGGCTTGATTGCACAAGAAATCTACCTTGGGACAACGTTCTAATAAGAATTTAAAACCAACTATTGATAAAAAATTTCTATTAGAAGTCTCTTGCCACTCCTTTGGGTGTACTGATTTTCTTGTTGGCATCAGTAGTCGTACTCGTCTAATATCTCCAATGCATTATTTAGGGCTTGTTGGGCAGCCCATCTTTCTTTACTGTTCCATTGTGGATACCAATGTTTATCATCTATCCCCTTTTTTATATTGAGAAGACGTGATTCCATATCCACTTTCTTAAGTCTTCCGTTCATATATTCTGGGTACTGAGGAAATTTTGGTTGAGGTTTCAAGGTGATTATTGTTACCGTCGTATAGTACTTAGGTAATCTAACACTTGATTTCGGACTTCCATCAGCTCATGATAACATTTCTGGTTGTGAGCACAGTTCCTAAGTTTAGGGTCAGGTTTATGAACACTCTCTGTAAAGATAGTGAGAGCATCATTCCACTTTTCATTTTTTTCATTCATGATACTTTACCGCCCCAATCGGAATTGGGATCCATATAACGAAATCCAGATCCCTCTGGATATATGTATTTACCATTCTCATCAAAGTTTGGACCTACCTTTTTTGCAGGGTATGTGGGGTATGGTCTCTTACCTTCCCTCATTTCATTACCCCTTCTTCTTCTCATTTGATTGCCAGTCTCATGATCTTCTGGCATAGTTGGCCAAGAAGTACCTAGTATCTCCTTGATCATTTCTCTGGTGTAACCATTTGGATGTTTGTCAGTCATTAGTATTATAGCATAAAAAAAGAGACCCTATTGGGGTCTCTTATAGATTTGTGGGTGGGTTATATGTGCCACCAATATCAATAATAATTCAGCATTTCTTTTGCTGCTACTACATATGGTCTCAATTTCTTTAAGAGGTAGTACCGATTCCATGATTACCTTTCCCCCTCCATCGTTTTGACGATCCTATCAGCAAGTGATTCTATCTGATCATCTGTTGGATATAAGGGATAGTCGTTTGGATCTTGGTTGACACCTTTCTCATCTAGGTATTCGTACCTTTGTCTAGTTTCATAATAACGACTTTGTAGTCTGTTTTCTGCTAATTGCAGACACTCAAAACGGAGTTCGTATGGGTTTCTGGCCATAATCGTATGTGATGTGACTGAGTATGCTCTTACTGTAGTAAGATGCGAATATATTTATACAAAAAAAGAGACCCCCGAAGGAGTCTCTTGAATCTTGTAATATAAATTACATGAGGTTAGTAACTTTAACACGTCTGTAGTAACGGTTAGAGTCTTTCTTGATAGCACCAAGACCTTGAGTTGTTCCCTCAGCGAATGGGTTTGCAACCATTCCGTATCTTGTCTTGAAGCCAATTTTTGGTTGGAATGTGTCCTGACCAACAGCACGAACCATCTGTAGTGGAACGTATGGGCAGTAGAACAGTCCTGCGTCATAAGGTGAAGAACCTTTATAACCCATGACGTAATACTGGTTAGCGTCAAGGTTAGCAGCGAATGGATCGATGTATACCTTGTAGCGTCCGTTAAGTGTACCAGCGAATGTGTTACCTGTGTCGTCAACCTGTAGGTTAGCGTTCAATGCAGGTGTGTAATCTAACTGGCCAGCAGCTGTAAGTGCAGAAGCAACGTCAGCAGAGCAAAGGATGATGTTACCCTTTCCACGACGAGTTCTTTGTGCGATAGCGTTAGCATCACGCTCTAGCTGGAAGATCATACCTTTGAACTTCTCAACCATCCATCTTCCGTTTGAGTCAGTGTCTAGGTCGAATACACCAGTAGATGCTGTGTTTGTCTGAGCACCTGCTTCTGCAGTCTTGTAGATTGTACGGATGATTTCTCTGTTGATCTCAGCGAGGATCTCAGTAGAGAGGATGTTTGCAAGTTCAGCTTCTGCATCTAGACCATGAATTGCTTTAAGGTCTTGAGCAAGTTCTAAACTGTACTCTGCTTTCAACGCACGAGACTTAGCAGTAACGCTAACTTTCTCGATGGAGAATGCCATCTCCCTGAAGTCATTAGAAGTTGTATTGTCTCCTAATTTTTCAGAGTCTTGAGTCTTGAAGCCTTGACCAGTTGCATAGTTACCAGAAACACCACCATTAAGAATAGCAGGGTTTGTTCCTAGTTGAGCAGTAGTACCGAAACCAACTGCAACTCCTTCGTCAGAACCACCAGTGTAATCACCCTGTGTGAGTGAAGCAGCTGAGTTCTGTGCAGAGAATGCAGAATCTGGTTCGTTGAATAATGCCTCTGTTCCTTGCTGATTGTCGTAACGACTTCTCATTGCAAAGATAAGTCCAGTAGGACCATTCATTGGCTGAACACCAGCAAGATCGTATGCCACCAAGTTAGGCATTGAACGACGAATCAAGCTGATAAGTACTGGGTCGAAACCAGCAACAGGTCCAGCAGCAGTAGCACCACCACTAAAACCTGCTGTACCAGCAGATGCAGGGTCTGTGTTTACTGTTGGAGGAGCTTCTGATAAGAATGCTCTCTCTTCTCTTAAAAATCTTTCTTGGTTTTCTAGAAGTTGTGCGGTAACTGCTTTCCTATGGTTGTCCTTGATATTATCAAGTCCTTCTGCCTCTAGGAGAGGAGCCCACTTCTTCTGCAATTGTGCAGAGTTAAACATTTGGCTTTTCCTTTAAAAGTGATAAGGTTGAAGTTAATCTATTGGAACTTATGAAGTGCCTGAAGATACTGACCCATTGCTGGGCTTACGTCTTCGTTTATAGAAGTCTCTTCAGTGACTTCCTGGGACTCTTCAATTTTCTTAGGAGCAAAATATGACTCCTTTAGAGTATTGAGTTTTTCCCTGTATTGTTCTTCACTCTCAAACTCAACACCTTTAGCTAGTTCAGAAAGCTTCTCCTTTTGGGATAATGCTAGACCTGCACTTGCTTCGTCAAGGATGTTATCGGAGACAGATACTGATAGACGCTTGGTCAAAGCGACATTACTATCAATCTGTTCGTTGAGTTTCGTCTCCATTTCATCTAGTTTAGTGACCATTGCCTCTAATACATCATATTTATCCTCAGGGATGTTAACATAATGTTCTTCAAAAAGACCTTTGAGGCCAGTCATAAAGGATTCAGAGAGTTCCCCTCTGATTCCAGACTCTACCTGAAGAGCATTCTCTTCGATCCACTCTGTAGAAACATAATGGAGGTAGTTGTCTACTCGTTCTTGAAGAGAGGACTTCCACTCAGCCATCTGTTCTTCGATGCTGGTTTCGTACTTCTTCTCAAGCGATTCTTTTAATGAAGCAATCTTCGACTTAATAGTCGCTTCAAAGATTGTCTTCGCTTTCTCTTGGAAAGAGTCAGAGAGTTCTTCACCTTCAAACAATGCTTTTACATCGTCAGTAAGGTCGATACTATCTTCCTGAACTGTCTCTTTCTCTTCTACGGGCTGTTCTGCAACGACTTCTTGCTTCTCGTCTGCCTCGACTTCAGCTTCTTCGTTAGCACCTCTACCATATCCAGATGACTTAAGTCCAACTGCCCCTAAAGGACCATCTTGTTGAACCGTACCTGCAGAACCTTTAGTCTGAACATCACCAGTCTGAGCAAATGCAGCACCAGGTGTTTTTAACTTGTTGCTGTTGTCAGTTGGTTTACTGTTCGTAGGTGTAGGTCCACCTAGATCTTCGATTGCTGCGTTGTCAGGTACATAGTTAGGAGTGGCCTGTTTTGGTTCCGCTGGCTTAGCACCTTTGGTTACCTGGTTCTCCATCTCATGTAGTACCTCTGTGTTCTTAGAAGCTGCCATTTTTACCAGTCCGTAGTTCCGTAGAAATTACTGTTATTATTTATAGATTATAGATCCTGTAAGAACTTTTGGAAAAGCGCAAGTTTGTGCTCATCCAATTTCTTCTGATCTACGAGGGTATTTATACTCTTTTTAACTGAAGTAAGATTCCTCTCCCGAAGAACGCTTCCTTCCCATACCCATTCTTTGCCTTCCATTACACCGTCTACAAATGCATCGGGTGCAGAAGGATCTGCTACTATGTCAGCAGCAGTTGCCAACATGAAGTCTTCTCCAACATAAGAGATGCCTTCTTGTTGTGTGATTGATCCCATTCCTCTAGATGAAACACCTAGTTTCACACCATCAGCAAGAAGCGATTCTGCTATCTTACCCATAGGTGTTGAAAGGATCTGTGCTTTACCTATAAAATTATTACCCTCTTGAGTAAGAGTAACGATCTTATGTGATACACGATCAAGGTTTATTTGTGGTCCATCAGGATGTCCTAGTTCTCCTAGTGCTCTTCCTTTAGAAACAAACTCCTCATTATACCTCTTTACTTCATTCACCATTGTACCGATTGGATAGCAACGCTTATTGCGATTGACTACCTCAGCCTGTAAAAATGGTCCTTGAATATAGAGAGTTTTCTTGCCGTCTTTTTCTTCGGTAAGAATATCTACTGATTCAATTTCTTCTGAAATTAACTTCATCCTATGCCTACCTCGGAAATGTGCAATGTACATCCATCGGATGTCTCTGGTGCTAATCTAAAGATCACTGATTTCTCAATTGAAGCAGTACCAGTAAAGTCTGCTAAAGCAGAACTGTTTGCATCGACAGTAATTGTCTGTTGATAATCATTCCACTGTTGTGGAGATGAAACAGCAGTTACTTCTTTATGAGCAATAAGAGTATTCCAAGCACCGACTGCTGCACCACTCATAGTGATGTAGTCACCTACTCGAATCTTACTATCTGGATGGTTCAATGTTAGAACACAAGGGTTTGCTTTAGAAGCAGCCGTAACTGTTCCCCTTGCAGGATGTCCATACCTATAAAGGAATGTATCTCCTTTCGCTACATGAAAAGATCCAACACCTGCTTGAGTAGCGGTGTTACAGGCAACTATGTTACCTGCTTTCTTTTCATCTGAGCATGTCACATACAGTACACCAGATTTGATGGTCTTCGCAGCAGTGACAGCAGTAGTTGCATTAGCACTAGTGAGAGTACCGTGATCAGTAACTAGTGACAGTGGTTGTGATGCACTCATTCTTCTTCCTGTTGTTCTTGATCTTGGGTTTCAACTTCAGCGTTTGCCTCAGGTTGTTCTACTTCTTGTTCCTCTGGGTTATCCCCAAACAAACCAGCAGCAATATGTGGAGTCATTTTATCCACAGTATCGGCAGATTTTGCATAAAGCATATCTTTCAGAGCATCAGAAATCTCCGAAGATTTGGCATCTCCAGCTATCATATCTAATAATTCAGCAGAATCCATAATTTATAAAACGCTAGTTGTATTTATAAAGTTGTATATATCATCAGCAATTTTAGACTGTGCATCTAAACCTGGATGTTTGTCAGTAGGACTTGTTCGCCCATATATGTCACAATGAACCATCATATCAAAAGATAATTTTGTTTCTTCCCAATTACTCATCAATACTAGAGGAACTTTATTCACTTCACATATTGCTTTGATCGATTTTTGAATTACTTCTTCGTATACCGAACCATATTGCTTATCATATATTTTTTTATAATAAAAGTTCCAAAACTTTTCACCATCTTCATGGAAGTCATAAGTTTTTTTTGGAAAGACATGCCTAAATTTACCATCATAATAATACTCAGTTCTTGCTGGACGGGTCATTAAAATAACAGCAAGATCATAGTCTGATATATCATGTGTTGTAGTAATATTTCTCAGAATGCGTGGATTAGATCCCCCACTCTGAGCAACATTACGTTCCTCTGCACCTAATTTATTGGATAATAACTTAGACCATCTTCTTTCTTTCCAATCATCAACTCCCCACCTAGGTGATCCTCTAGTATAAGAGCATCCATCAAAGTAGATCTTCAAATTTTAGCCTTCTTTATATCAAGTTGTGGTGCGGAAGTTTTCTGTCCGTTCTTAGAACCACTAGTATCAGGTTTCTTAGTAGATGATCCGTTAGCACCATTACCAGCACCTGATTGTGCTCCAACCTCAGCATCAATAGCACCTTGCATCAGTGCGTTTTGAGTTTCAATAGGTACACCATATCCTACTTCGTTCTCCTCTTCCATCTCCTGTGCCATTTCTTCTATCTCCTCATCAGTCTGACGTAATACCTTACGCTTCACATAATCTCTTGAGTAGTATGTACCGATGTATGGTTCGATAGCAACCATGATATTAAGACGTTCAGTCATCAGTTCATGGTCTTTCAACTCAGCAAAATGATTATCATAGAGATAATCAAACTGAATATGCTCAGACATCTTATCCCAATCTTCTGGGGTAACGATGTTCTTAAGTACCAACTGAGTCTTCAGCATGTCTAAGAACAAGTAACTGAATCTCTTTCTTAGACGACCAACGAACTTACTGAACATTAGTTCGTCACGTAAAATCTCAGATGATCTACCTAAGTTGAACCCACTGTCAGTACCAGAAATTCTAGACTCAGGTACATTCAATGCTCGATATAACTTCCTCTGGAAGTACTCGATATCTGCAAGTTCACCTAAGTTCTGTCCACCTGGTAGTGTGGAGATTTCAGTTCCTCTACCACCTTCACGTCTTGGAAGCCAGAAGTCCTCTAGCATAGACATGAACTTCTTGTCATCCTTGATCTCACCAGTGTTAGCATCGTAAACTAACTTGTTACGATACCTCATCATGACATCACGGAGGTATTGTTCTGCCTTTACCTTTGGTAGATTACCAACATCAATATAGAATATTCTTCTTTCAGGTGCTCTTGACAGTCTGTATATAACGAGAGAGTCCTCGATCATACGTAACTGGTTCAGACCTTTGATTGCTTTATGTAAGTAAGATAACGTAATCTTCTTGTTACGATCTACTAGTCCAGAGTGTACATGTGTAATTGAATCCTTAGCAATCTTTACACCTTTACCTGCTACAGAACCAAACTTCTGTGCCATACCTTGTGGGTAATAGGTATAGAACTCAGTTATCTTAGCATCCTTATTGATAGTAGTTTCACCAGCATAAGGCATAACAGGTATACCTTCTGCTCCTTTAGCACCCCTTTCATTCTTAGGTTGTATCCTCATCAACTTCAGTTTCAGAGAATCAATATATCTAATCTCCTTTATACCTTCGTCAGGTTTCTGTACGTCAATTACTTTATGGTAATATAATCGACCATCAACATACCAGTTTCTAAAAATCTCGTGAGACTTCTTATCGAAGTCCATGATGTCTTTGATATATTTGAACTCGTTTCTAACAACCTTCTTCAGATTATCACTTACATTCAAATTGTCTAGATCTATTTCTACTGGACTGTCATTTGAATCGGATACAATTGCTTCATTCACAACATGCTCAATTGCGGTATCACACTCAGGGTGTAATGCCATGTCACGGTATCTCTTAACAACGTCGAACTCGGTACGAAAGACACCTTCGATGTCAATGTACTGTCCGTAGAATCCCGAAGATAAAAAGTAATCGGCCCCGTCCTCATTATTCTGAGGAACAGGGCTAATTATACCTTTCGACTTCTTAGATTCATCTTCAATTGAGAAACCAAAAAGCTTGGCCATAATTTATTTTTCTTTACGACCTATTTATCAGACTACAGAACCAGCATTTGAGGCATCATATGCTTCCCACCACTGAACTTGGAGGGTAACTTGGAACTCTTCGATGGTGTCTTGTGTATCGTAAGACAGTTCTATACCACTTACTGCACTTGGCCAACAACCCTTCATAGAGTATCTTCTTAGTACAGGAAGAGTAGCAGCACTCTGAGCACCACTAGTATCTAAGTCTGTGTTTGCACGACCTAACTGGTTGACTCTCCAATCAGCGAAGTAGTCTGTAGGATTGATTGAACCAGATCCATCAGATACTTTGATGATATAGTTAGCCCAACGTTCAAATGCTTGACGCAGTTTGAAGTCGCCATCGTTTAGTACTGTGATTGTCCAAGGATCAAATCTTCTGTCACCAGCAACCTTCAGTTGTCTTCCTCTAAAAGGAACGATAACCTCAGCGATGTTGGAAGCAGGTAATTGTGCTCCTTTGATCATCATACGATGACTGGTGTTTTCGATCTCATCATCGAAAATACCTACACCTGAAGGGAAGTCCATCTCAACCTCAAAGAGGTTAGGACGAGCACCACCACTTACAAGTCTTGATTTGAAAGAATCAATAGACCTTTCGTTGTTTGGAACCGAAAAAATGTTTCTATCTAAAGCCATAATTGTGGGGGTCTCCTATTACACAGTGCCTACAACTTCACTGAAGGATACTCCAGTGCGTGTGGCGACGAAGGTTAGACCGATGAAGTTGATCGATCTTGCAGGTTTGACATAGATGTCAGCGAGGAATTCATTACGATCAATGACATCAGGTGTGTTGTTTGTTTCATCACACACGAGTAGGAAGTCTTGAATTCCTCTCTTCGCTTGAACATCCCTTAGGAATGGTTCAACGACGTTGATGAAGTTTGATCTTGTTCCTGCATCGTTGAGTTCAAATAGAACTGACTTAGCAGCGTTCTCGATTGCTTGCTCGATAACGATGAACAATCTTCTTACATTGATGCGATCAAAAGCACTCTCATAAGAAAGACCTGTCTTATCACCGAATAGGATAATACCGTCTCCAGGCTTATTGGTTATTGGGTTAACTCTATTTGAGTAGAGTTGATCCCTAGCGTCTTGTCCAGGGTTGAATGCAAGTTTGATAGCAAAGTTTAGTCCACCTCTTTGTGTACCAGCAGGTGAGAACCAAGGGAAGTGATCTCTATCAGTTCTTACCATAGTTCCTGCTACGTCTGCAGAAGCTGGCATCCAGATAAACTTCTTATTGAACCTATCGTATACGTACTGGTAACCAGCATCGAATACAACGTAAGATGAAGAAGTTAGTGGTGCAAAGAATGATAGAACATTTGTTAGTTGGTCAGCACTGTTAGTTACGTTGACCAATGAAGTTCTATTTGGTGATATAACTGCGACGGTATCTTTTCTACCCTCTGCCAGTTGAATTAGTTTGTTTGCCTTTGCCTGTTCCTCTTCCTTAGTAAGTGAAGCACCGCCTTGTAGGAGGAATCTAATGTCGCTATCGACAGGATCGGCAAATTTATCATAGGAATTAAGGATATCTCCTAGTGGAGCGTCATAAAGACCTACACCAGTGTAATCTAAACCACCTGTTAGATCGTACTTGACATTACCAATAGAACTAAACTTGATATTCTTCGCATCTTGACCCCATGCAGCAGCATTATTTGATACTCCAGTGAAACCTGAAGTGAATCCAGATTTTATTGGAGATGTACCCCAATGAGTATCAGTTCCTTGAGTTAATTGATGACCTGCAAAGATATACTCTGAGTTATCAGCAAGATAATCCTTCCAGTAAATCTTCTCATTACCAGATGTTGTTGCATCCTTTGCCTTAGAAAGGTTAGGGAACTTCTCTAGAACAGAACCAACATCACCTGTTACTCCACCACCTGCATCTATAACAACAATGTGAAGAGCATCATTTGAACCATCTCTTCTAGTTACGTAATTATTTGTTTTCGGCTTATTCAGTACTGATCTCCATGACAGTGTGGTAAAGTCTGTACCACCATCTGCAACACTAGTAAGAATGTTTTGTTGGTTATACCAATCAACTGAACTTATAGTAGAACCAAATGCAGTAACTGATCCACCGTTAGAAATAACCTTCAGTGGTGCTCCTGTTTTGAATTCATACTGTGAATTTTGTTGATAATCTACTAAGGTTTCTGTACCATCAGCAGCAACTGTACTTACAACTCTTACATCAATGGTAGTTGTACCTTTTGCTGTAACGATACCCTTGAGGTATCCACTAGCAGCAGCAGTTGTACCAACACCAACAGAGACTCCAGTTAGTATTTGAGTAACACCATATCCAACAGTAACGTTGGATGCAATAGATCCTGTCTCGAAAGTAGGTGTAATTGTTTGGTCTGATGCGTTGTCGATAACAGCGACCTTTACATTCTCTGCCCAATGCCCAGGGTTTTTAGCAGAAAAATACCAAGTCGTGTCGTCTGCTTGGTTGTTGACGTAATCATCATACCCTTCCAAAAGAAGAGTGATGTTTGATGTACCAACACCAGCGTTTGCTGTGTTTAGATCTCCACCAACACAACGTACAACATCTAACTTACCACCATAGGATAAGAAGTTTGATGCTGCGTACCATGTTTCATAATGGAAATCTGTTGTTCCTACACCAGGTTCACCGAAGGTATCTACTAAATCTTTCTCATTATTGATTCTGGTTATCTCATTACATGGTCCTTTCTTAAAAGGAGCTGCAATACCACCAACAACGTTGAGAGTAAAATCTACGCCACCTCGTGTAAGATCGACCTCTCTTACCGATATTCCTGGGGATGCTAATCGAAGTGCCATTCTAACTCCCTACTGGGTCCTACTTTTAGACTGAAATTATTTATGAAAAAGTATATTTATTACGCTTATACGTGATATTCCCACATAAAGGATCTATCTCCATACTCATCTGCCTTTTTCCAATTCTCAGTATTATCTCCAAGTTCTAAATCATCTTCTAAACCATCCATGACAAATCCAAATGGAGCCATATCCTGTTCTATAGCATTCTTTTGCTCTTCATATATACGTTTCCGAACGTCCTGATCTGTCATCTCTTTGAAGTAATCCTGTGCTACTAACCAAGAGAATATAACCAAACACATAGCAAGGTCATCATTACAACCTTCCTCTGCCTCAAAGGATTGCTTCTTCTGAATGAATGTAGTCAACTCACTAATGATGTTGTAATCCATGAAGGTAAGTTTATCTTCCTCAACCAAGGTCTTTAAGTTTGAACACCCTACCTTCTTGGTAGTGGTACTCATCTTTACACCTAGTTGAGTCTTGACACCAGAGAATCCAGAACCAACAATCTGTCCTGCTCTACCTCTCATAGCAACCATCAATAGATTCTCATACTCAAGATCATAGAATAAGATAGATGCTACCTGATCTCCAATATCATTTACCTCACATAAAACATATGCTTTGTTATATGCAGTAGCAACTTCCTCAATGATAGAAGGAAATAGCATAGGTTTGACTTCGTTGTCTCTATATGTGGCAACAATCTTATATGGAAACTCAGTTATATCTGCAACTACAAAGGCACTATAATCCTTAGAGATACCTCTTGCTACGTCCACAGTGATAATATAATCTCTATCCTTATAAGGTTTCTCATATATTGATAACTTACCATTCTGTTCTACAGGGTTCTCATATACCATTGCTTTCAACTTTGCTGCTGATATCAAAGTATCAACAGATCCTAAGAACTCACATTCAAACTCAATAGCAAACTGTTGTTTACTAGTGTTTCTTATAGTTTGATCTTTCCACTTAGCATCCCTACCAGGAACCTCAGACCAATGTACCTCTGTGGGAGTGTACTCATTCTGCCCCCGTTCAGCATCATGCCACATTCTATAGAAGTGGTTCATACCATGAGGGGTAGATACTATTATAACCTTGGTTGATTTACCAGAAGATATAGTAGGATAAACAGACGCAAAGAAATCATCTGCCAAGTGGTTCTGCACGAATGCGAACTCATCAAGGAAGATGATATTGAAAGACATACCTCGAACAGCAGATGCAGATGTAGATGCTGCTATGATCTTGGAACCGTTCTCCAGTTCCATTGATCCTTTGTTCCAAGCAACGATGCCCTGCTGCATCCAACTCGGCAAGTTCTCATATGCCAGTTGTAATCTTCCGAGTAAATCTCTAGCAGTTGCTGCTTTGTTTGCGAGGATCCCAATATTGACGTTATCGTTGAAAATTGCGTAATGGAGTAAGTAAGATACTACAGTTGTAGACTTACCAGTCTGACGAGGCATTTTACAGATATTGAATCTGTGCTTATGGAAGTTTGAAATCAACTTCTCCTGAAAAGGATACATTTCAAAGTTGACCAAACCCTCGTCTACGTTGACGATTTTTATATGTTCGTGCGTAAAATAAACTGGATCGTCTTTACACTTAAGGAACTCCATAATGTGTTCCTCAGTGAATTCTTGTGTTGTATTAGCCTTCTTTAGATTAGGATTACCAAGATAGATGTCACTTTTTGTAGGCATATTTTATCCGAAACTCGATTGTCCGTAACCACCTACTGCAGCAGTTGTACCTTTTTTCGCCATACTACCACCTTTCTTAACTGCTGCTACTGCAACTTTTCCAGTTGCACTAGCAACTTTAGCACCTTTCTCCAATCCTGCTTTTATTTTCCTTTTTCTTCTATCATTTAATCTATCAATTGCTGCATTTCTTCTTTCACCTCTTTTAGTTCTCTTATCATCAGGACCATCAGGTTTACCTACCCTAGGATTCTGTTTCTGTGTAATTGCACCGCCAGGATTCCTAGTCATAGCAGATCCCTTATCATCACGTGTAGCAAGTGGTCCAGATACATCATTACCACCAGTAGCAACATTTTGTCTATGTCTATTTTGATTTGATGCTTCAGTTTTTAGACCTCTAATTTTACCAGCAATTTTCAATAACTTTACTTCCGTATCCTTAGTAATATCAGATCCTTTGATAGCTTTACAACATTGATCAAAGTGTTTAACACCTTCTTTTACTGATGCTCTTGCCTTCTTTAGTTTTTCTAAAGCAGCATCAAGTTTTGCTTTCTTCTTTAGAGCAGAAGGTTTCTTTCTTCTGGAAACTTCTTCCCGTCTGAGACTATTGATTACATTCTGTCCAGTATCAAGTGCAGTTGTTTTTAAAGTGGACTTCAATTGATTTCCAGCCTTCTTCCTTCTTTCAGCAGAAGTAAGATCACTTAAATTAATATTCTTATTTTTATTCAGATAACTTTGAACACCACCTCTGATGATGTCAGTTACAGTAGTAGGTTTTTCCATAAGATTATTTAGCTTTACCCATCTGTTTTAACATCTTCTGAAGATCTGCTGTACTACCAACAAACAATGAATTGTTGGTAACTTGTTTTGGACCTTGATCTTCATCTAAGTCCTTCATTTTCTTTTGAAGATCAACTAACTTATCAGTAGTATCTGCTACGTGTTTGATAAGTTGACCTGCAACTTCAAATGCTCTGGGGTGCATACTATCGTTTGCTACATCCAAAATACCATTGACCGCTTCCTGACCTTTCTCCACAAGAGTGTAGAGTTGTGCTCTACTATACTCATAATCCTTTTGAGGATCATCAGAAGTATCTTCTCTAACTTTAGAGATCTTTTTCTTTTCTCTAACGATTTCAGATTTTACATCAAGTGCATTTTCTATAGCATCATAAGTTGATTCTTTCATAATTAGATCTCCACATCAGTTCCTTGGGAAGTACTATAAGTTTGTCCATCTCCATCGAAGAAGGATCTAGATTCAGTAAATCCAAACTCATCTCCAACTTCAATCAAACCAGCATCAACAGCGTCTACCTGACTTATCTTATCTCCGCTGAAATGTTCACCAATCTTACTACCATATTGACCTCTTCTTACAACAACATTAGTACCATCAATCTCCATAATCCTCATGACCTCAGAGTTGATTTGTATGTATGTTCCAGTAGATAGTGAAGCAGCAGAGTTGACCTTGACTAGAGTCTTATTACTTGTAACCTTATCAGTCAGTGCAGCTGCCGTATCATCATTGTAATCCTTAGTTGCTGCAGGTACAACAGTATATCGTTGTGATCTTGGTGCTCTGATAGCAGTAGAGTAATCGACCTGAACCTTCTTGATGATTCCACCTTCGTCTGTAGGTACTTCAGTGTAGAAGTAAGTCTTAGCAACAAAATCTAAATCATACTGTATAAATCTTCTATTTGAAAAATCTCCCTCATACTCATCATTAAAGGAAACGTTTCTTAGAGTAAATGGTATATCTCTTTTCTCTTCAATACCTTCCAACATATTCACCGTTACTTGAAATGAAGGTTGAAAATGAGGAAGTATTTGTTCAATTATCTGTAGTGCATCGTCCTGTAGTTTTGTAGCAAAACTTAGTCTGAACCCTACATCATAGGGTACAGGTAGATACATCTTTTTGATTTTTGTTTTTGCATCACCTTTAGATGTAAACTTTGTTATTGGTGATGCTTTCCTAGTTGGATCATATGTATAAGACGCTAATTCAAAACTGAGTCTAGGTAAAGTAATAGCAACATTGTCGTCAAAGTTTGTTTGCTGTTCAATCCTTGCCAAGAACCTTTGCATTGGTCCATAAGCAATAGGAACCTTAACCTGACTGATTGATGTACCGTCGTTTGCGAATTTCTTTATCCGAATATTATTAAACAGTGTACCGAAAGCAATTACTGTTTTGCGAATAGTCTCATTGTAAAAATAAGTGCCGAGCATTATACCTCACCAAATGGATTTTTTTCTGTAAAGTCTAGAATACTAGAATCAGAAATAGTTTGAATTTCATCACTAGTTTCATAATAATCATCATCGTTATAGTCTATACTATCTAGGGAGTAGACTGCACTTCCGAATCCAACATTAGTAATCTGTTCACCAACTGCAAAGTTACCAGATAGATTTCTAGCAAGTAATGTATTGGTAGTTGTATCCCACTTAGTAACAAATGCAGTAGTAAGAGTAGACTCACCAGTGATCATTTCTCCATAGAGGAATGTTCCAGCACCAGTAGTAGATGCAGAACCTATTGTAATTGTTGGTGCTACAGTATATCCATAACCTGCACTTAGGACATTAACCTCAGTAACCTTATTAGTTGTAGTGTTGATCTTAGATGTAAGTATACCTGTCTGCCCTCCTGTTGGTGGAGCACTGACGGTAATCGTTGGTGGTATGGTATATCCAGCACCATTTGAAGTTATAGTAATTGGTCCCATTACACCAACAGTACCAAGACCTGCAACAGCTGATGCTCCGCTACCCTTACCATCCTCTGTCAAGAATTGTACATTAGGTATAACAGTATATCCAGCACCAGGATTTGTGATCCTTATACTTTCAATTCGCAATGAAGCAAAGTTTCTTGTTCCTGTAGTAGAAGTTATTGCAACTGCTGTAGCACTAGTTCCTATACCTACTGGAGGATCTATTTTTATGGTAGGAGCATTAGTAAATCCTGTACCACCACTTATAACATCAACCTTATAGATACCACCATTCACTATACTTGCTGTAGCAGTAGCAGTAGTACCTTCATCACCAAGTATCATTGTTACATTGTAACCAGCAGTCTCAAAATCATCATCGATAGTAGCAACACCAGTATCAATCTTCTCATCTTCGTACTCGAAGGGTTCACAAGTAAGTTCGTATGTATATCTGTCTTGTAACTGATAAAAGTTTACTAGATCATTGACATATTTTATCTCAAAGATAATATCCCTTAATGGGAAATACATCAAGTCACCTTCATAAGGTCTTTCCTGATCTATTAAAGGAGCAATACCTTCACTATATCTGTCTATCGAGATGACTATTTTCATCTCTGCTGTAGACCTTACACCAAACTTTGTTAGTAAATTATATCCCGAATCAAATCCTTCGTATGATGCTATGTAACCTTCTATAGGAAATGATTTGTCAAACTTTGTACTAGTAATTTCTCGTATAATATCATCTTGTTTGACAATATTACGAGGCATGTATATAAACTCAATTCCATGCATCCTAATATGCTCGTTCGTCAAATCCTGAACGAGATTCTGTTCACCTTTACTACCTTGTAAAAAGAAGGGATTTAGTGCCATTATCCAATCAGATCAAGTACTGGCATTTCATACTCCCACTGCATACGTTCTTCTAACTTCTCTAGTTCCTTTACACCTTCATCATAAATTTCACGTCCATTGAGTTCAACTCCACCAGGAAGTTTAGTACCCTTGAACTTCATCATGTTTGAACCCCACTGCTTCTTCAATAATCCTACAAAATATCTTTTCAAGAATGGATCATTATAAACCTTAGTATAGTCATTAGGATCTAACATCCTCCAGCACTGAATGATAATATAATCATCTTCCTTCATACTAGAATAGTCAGCATCAATATACAACCTACCTTGTCTTCTGTTGAATCTTATCTGTTTATCTGGATGTAATATGAAATCGATATCTTCCAACCATCTCTTAGTTTGAGTATAACTCAATAGTTCCATAGAACTAAAGTAATATATTTCATTCAAGAATATCTGATATGTTACGTTGAACATATTAGAACTTATAGCACGACTGTCAACCTTCCAAACCTTCTCTATACCTATAACAGCATCTGGTACTTGAATAAAATTCTGGTTCTCTACAAAAC